TTGCCATATCGGCTCCTTAGAACGGTTGGGTTTCGCCACCAATAGGAGGCAGTTTCTTCAAAGCCACATGGGCCGAGCGGTGAACCAACTCGCCATCCAGCCAATACTCCACCCATGAGGTCGCCTCATTGTCGTTGTCCACGGAGCCATCCCGGCGCTCCAGCAAGGAGTCGTCCATCTCGCCTTTGGTAGTCGTAACGATCAATTTGAGCTCCTGATAAGTGCAGTGGTTGAGGTGTTAGCAGGCATTGTAATTGTGAAGGTCGTGGTCGAGGTCTTGTCTGCCCCGAAGTCCAGAACCGCAATCGACTTGTTGCCCCGAGTGACGTTGTAGATCAGAGCGCAGCGCGCCGTCAATGCCGAATTCCAGCTTGTGTTTGCAAAGTTCACGTAGGCTGTGTAGTCCGATGAGCTGATGGTGACGCCTGTGAGTGTGTTCCCACCCGCTGTATAGCCAGACGCTACAACCTCATTGGTAGCACTGTAGACGGTGGTCGCCTCGTTTAGATCCACGTTACCGGTGTACAACGCAATCTTGAGCGTATCCGTAGCCAGATTGTGGACGGCTTGATACAGCTCTTTTTTGAAGCTGGTGGTCTGGGTTTGGACAATGCTCATTGAACTGCAACCCTAAGTTGACCACTCCGGTAAGCATCCTGGCGCTCCATACCATCACCCAGGCGTTTAGCTAGAGCCAGCGATTCCATGTACTTCTGGTTGTACAGGGTAACCAGGTCTTGCTCACCCTTCATAAAGGTATACGCCTCTACAAGAGAGCCATAAAGTAAGACAGTGTCGAAGTTGTCGCCCAGCCAAGTTGTGGTGGCGGTGGTGATGGAAGGCGGGTAGTAGTAGTAGTGCAGCTCAGTCGAGTACGTTGTATCAGGAGTGGGGCCAAGAATTAGCGACAATTCATTGGTGATTGTTCCTGAATTTACCGTAGGGCCGAACAAGGCGTAGTACTTAGGGAGTCCCGTACTTGTTGGGTTGGGGTATGCCTCGCGCATGAAGTTAACATCTTTGTTGAGCAAGTATGTGTAACTTCCGCCCGCTACTGGGTACACCGCAAACGAGTACGGCGCCAAGAAATCTTCTGGGCATGAGACGTACTTATTATTGGCCGTGATAGTTCCAGTCATGTTCTTGCGAAGAGAGGGGAACTGTACCGAGTTATAGATGCGCTGTTCTGCCTGCGTAATAAACACATTGATGTCCACCGTCAGAAAAGTATTTTCTGTGTACGACTGGATTGCGGAAACTAGCGCAGCGTAGTTCATGCCATTGGGCCCCGAGCCATCACGCCTTTGGTAGCCGCACCAGTTCCACGGATCTTGATGCCGGAGGTCTTGGCAGGCTCATTACCAGCCAATTTGCTGATAGCGCCAACAGATGGGTTTAGATTTTCCAGCTTGCTGAGATTTGGCGGCTTGCCTGGATTTTCGGCCACAGTCACGGATTTACCGGACATAGTATGTGGTTTGGCATAGAGGCTACCAGGGCCAACTTCTTTGCCCATCATTTTCATGCTTTGCTTTGCCATTATTTGCTCCCCTGATTCTTAGCGCGAGACATGTTCCGTCCCATACGCATACGATCATCAGTGGTAGGGCCACCCTTTTTTAGCTTCAAGGTAGTACCTTCTGCGCCTTTGTGTTTTTGAGCATCGTGCTGCTTGAACGCTTTTTTGATCATGGCTTTGTCTTGCGCCATATCACTTTTCATATTTTCTTTAGCCATGATTTACTCCTATGAAACCGTTACCGTCCCAACACTTGTGGTTCCTACCAAGTAGTTGGGTGTTAAAACTGCATCAAAAAAACTAGCCCCGCCAACCGGAGCCCAGCCCCATTGAATATCCCGAGATCCGCCAGTGTTAAACCCCTGGTTGTTGAGTCCAGCAGATACATAAGTTGTATCTGGTCTAGGCTGATACACCGCCTGGGGATCATTGACAGGATACATACCTAACTGAAGCTGAGGCTGGTCTGGATCCCAGCAAACCTCACATACTTTCAATTGGTAGAGTTTAGTCTTTATGATCTCTATCTTCAACTGCTTTAGCTTAAAACGCTGGCCGCACCTATCACATTCGGCAATCGAATACTTGCCTGACGCATAGGGAGTAGCCACTTAACCTCCGCCCCCAATGTAGGCTATTCTAGGTGCAAGGCGTAGGGTAGCCTTCTCATGGTCTTCCCCTGCCGCAAGCTTGTATTGCTCGTCGTAGACTGCCTTTAGCATATCCATGCGGCCCTGGAACTCTGGAACCTTCATAGCTATGTAGTAAGCCAAGCCAGCAGTGACGGCGGGTAAGAACCGGAAGTTCATATCGGCGGTGTTACTGCCATCGCCAGCGTCTTGAACCCGGCGCAACCGGTAGTACACAAATTGGTACGTCTGAGATCCATCTGGTGTAGGCCATACCGTAACAGCAGGGAGTTGCGGAACACTAACAGCCGTTGTTGCCGCATGAGCCGCAGCAGTGGTATTGTTCTGGCCGCGAAACACTCCACCAAGGACATTGCCGGATATGTAGGTGTAGTAGATGTCCTCAGACTCAAGGCGTATATAACCAGACCCAGCAAGTCCAACAACTGTGCTCAGTGTCATAGTTGTATCTGTTGCTGTTATAGATGCACTAAGGGTTGAGCTCGTAGGATTGACTTGACCGGAGAGGCGCTGGATCCAAACCTGGATAGGGCGTCCCTGGGTTAACTTGTTTGGGATAGTTGCGTAGGTTGATACGCTGATCCGCGTAATGCTTAGATCAGACTGGGTGGAAGATACATTAGGTTGAGTCCTGATGACATGATCAAGCAGATCAATCGTATCAACCGGTAGGGCGTATGTGTTTAGACCTTGAGTAAGGGTGATTGTCCCTGTCTCAATTGTCCACATGTTCAGGCCGCGATTAGCCCACTCAATGGTCATCAGGTTCATAGACCTGCGCGCGGTACGCAAATCATACCCAGAACGCATCTCGCGTCCAGCTCTCTCCCAGGCTTCCTCAGCAAGTTCCGTGAACTCAAGATTAAACGCGGTAGAGCCGGAGGTGGTCATTATCTAAACCCTGCTGTTTTCTTTGCAATACGTTTGGGTTGCGATACAAACTGTTTGCCCGCTGCTTTACCAGCCCGCTTGGCCTTTGTGGTAGCAGCGTACTCGGACGGGCTTAGCGATTGTATGGCTTTCTCGGGCAGGTATCGCTCACCGGTTTTAGACGACGGCTTTCCACTCTTGGTGCGCCACTTCTGGTCGCCCCAGTCTTTGAGGGATTGCTGTGGGGCTTTCAATCTCTGTACCCGCCGCCTGCGGCCTTGTATCGTTTAGCCATCAACTGGGCTTTTCTGGCTGACCATTTTCCCGCGCCCGTGCCTTGCGTAGCAGCAGCTTTAACGCTGTTGAAAATACGTTTGCGTAGCTCAGGCTTGGTGTAGTTGCCAGCTTCATTTACCTTAGACTTTACCGCGCCACCCTCGGCGTACTGCGTAAAATCAGTATCGTCGCGGCGTGCTTTCTTAACACCCTTGGGCATCTTAGATGGGGATATGGCCCCCATACCGCGACTGGATCTCATTTTTTACCACCTTTTTTCTTGGCTAGAAACAATTTATCAACCATCTCTATGCGCTGCGGCTTAGTTGTAACTTTGTTGATGATGCCAAGTCGCTTGGGTTTACTTGCTTCGTAGAACCCAGCCTTTTTTAGAGACTGGGCTACTTGCTTTGGCGCCGTTGCCATATCAGCACATCCCGCCCTTTTTCATCACAATGTTCTTGCCTTTGGTTTTACCCTTAGAGGCAATGCCATCAGCACTTTTGTGACCAGAGGCTAAACCACCACCAGCCATTTTTTTGACGCTGCCGCCATGCTTCATAGCGCCCTGGCCGTCGCCAATAAAAGCGGGTTTACCGTTTTTCATAGGCATTCCGCCACCGGCCATCTTCATAGCAGAGTTTTTCATCATCATGCCATCAGGCATCTTGTGCATACCGTCTTTTTTCTTCATCATTGCCATCATTCCGGGATTCATTTTTGTAGCCATAGTATTACCACCTTTAGAGAATTTACGGCCTTTATCGGCCTCGTTAAAGTCTTGTCCCACGGACTGTGGAACCCCTACCTTCTTGGCAAAAGCAGGGCTATGCGCCACAGCAGCCATGAAATTATGTTGCCTCTTACTTGTCGACGGCATCTTTCTTCTTTCGGATGAGGTCAATAAAGTCTTTACCAGTCACCATTTCTGCGATACGCATCAATGCCAACACTGCTCCTATAAGGCCAAACACTGGTGAAATAACCTCAAAGAAAGACCCAATTGCTGCCAACGGAGCAACTACATCTATGATGTGTTTAATAGTATCGTTGTGCTCAGTCATATCAGCACATTTTCCCTTTGGTCTTGCCACGTTGGGCAATACCATCGCCGCGTTTAGAAGCGCTACTTACAGATCCGCCAGAGGCAAACTTAGTTGGCTGCTTGGTTTTTACCGCACCGCCGCGCTTCATACCGGGCGACGGCATAGTTGGAGCCGTAACTCCGTTACGGGTTTCCCCGGCTTTGTATGTTTTATAAGCGTCCGCAGCCTTGTCATCAAAAGACTTTTGCGTCATGTTTGTGTTTCCAATACCCTGAAAAGGCATACCCGGCGGGGGGCCACCCATGGCTGGTTTTGGCGTCATAGCTGCTTTAGCTGCCGGTTCTGGGCTTTCAAATCCAACTGGAAGTGTTTTATTGGGATTTAATATTTGGGGTGATACTTGCGGTATAACTGCGTTTGTTGGCACAGGTCTTACAGGACGCGCATTAGGAGTCATACGGGGCCTAGCTGCCGCTGCGGCTCTTGCAGCAGAAAACGATGGGGGTACTGGTCTAAAAGCTGGCATGATGTTTCCTTTAACAGTTCCAAGCCTTAAGGCTCTTGTTGATACGCGAGTTCGGGTCTTTGGCTACCTTTTCGCTGGTAAGCTTCTTCTTCATTCCAGACATTCTTGCACAGAAGGAGTCGCGCCTGCTGCCGCCTTCCGGCTGGGGAGGCTTCAAGTTCATACCTTGTTTTTTGGCTGATGCTCGCCCCTTGGCGTTCAATCCGCCCTTGGGGTTCTTGCCTTCTTTGCGCGTCCATGCTGGTGTCTTAGCCATTTGCAACTTTCAAGTGCGGTTTAGCGTGTTCTTTTAGGAGGGGCTGTAGTGCATCTTGATGGAAGTCGCGGGTAAATTCTTGAGTGCCAATGTGAGGTAGGCTGATCATGGGGTCAAGATAGACCTTAAACCCTGCCTCTCTAGCCCTGCGGCAGAAGAGGTAGTCTTCCCCAATATAGTTCCCGTCAACTATGGCAAAGTCAAAGACGGCGTATTCAGCATCACCGTCTCCATCACCCTTGTACTCCCACTCTGGGTGGGCTGAAATCAGATTCTCAATCACATGGCGGCGGATCAGCATAAACCCTGTGGCTACGCTCTCTACCCTCATCAGCCCGTTTTCGTCAAACTCAAGCTGGTTGTTCTCATCTAGATAGAAGTCCAGGAAGAACTTGGCATCTGCAGCTCTGCGTGGGTAGGTTCCGGCAACTATGTCACGTTCTGTAGATAGAGCCAGTAAGCGAGTCACCGCTTCCACGTTGATGACTACATCGGCGTCCACAAACAATAGGTCGGTGCACTCCGAGTCCATGAAGTTTGCTACTAGCTTGTTCCGAGCCTTGGTGATGATGGAGCAGCCAGACAGGTGTACCAGATGAATCTGGACTCCCATCTTGTCTAGCTTGGGGACGAGTTGCGCCAAGGCGAACGCCGTCTTGATGTTGACC